ATCTTTGTAAATAGTATAAAAACCATCGTTTCGTACAAGTTCCGTTTTATTTTCAAGAGTAAGAAGATTCGTTATATCATGCTTAGCACTCATACATTACTCCTTAACCAAATTTCACCGATTTCAGGATTATCAGGGTCTTTTGATAATACCGGAATAATCAGCTTGCAAGCCTTCATAAATACATCACCACTTGGACTAACATGAAAAATAGTTTTTTCGTTATTATTTATTTTTAAGCCATTATGCTCGTCAAACCACGCTTCAAAATCGTTATGAGTTCCTTGCTGGCTATCAATCATCAATTTTTGCGCAATAAGTGCTTTTAAAAAAGCTTTATCAGTCGCAAGCTGCTTGATGTGCGCTTCATTAGCAGTAAGCGAATCAATAAAAACTTTTTGCGCTACCAGCACCTTCGCAAACAATGCCCCAAAATGCCCTGTATTCTGCATCAGTTCCGGTATTTCGCAGATATGATACAGCGCCGCTTGATACTGTTCGGTGTAGTTGTATTCCGGCTCAAGATTAATCCACATACTGCCCGTCCATCGGTAACACACCCCGACTTTCCAACCGCCGACCGTTTTAGCCATCAACACCCAGTCTCCAGCGTTTGCATCCTGCGTACCGAGCCTTCCGCCTTTGGTAATAACCACCGTTCGGGTAGTCGGTACCGTTTCGGTAACGCCGAGGTATTTGGGGGTAAGGTTTTTAATATTGCTATTGGGATTGGCAGGGTCAATCGCCCAATCGGTAAGCGTGTAATTCTTTACCGGATACTGCGGGTTTAAGTAGAGATATAAGACTTCTTGTTCGGTTAAGAGGCGGTCAAAGAAAAGAAGATTGGCTAGAGAACCTTTAACATAATCATTACCGGCACTCATATCATAATTTACATTATTCACAAGTCCAGTAAAATCACCGTTGACGGTGGTATCTTTAATCAATTCTCCATCCAGATAAACAATTTTTCTTGCATATGTTGGCTGAAGGTCATTGCAAACTACCAAATTGTGCCATTTATCGTCAGCAATATTGATTTTTGAAATACTGATTCCAATTGACTCTGGATTCGTTTTATAAGTTACTATATTGATAGTATCCATATTTCCATTATTTACAGAAATATCTGTATAACAATAATCTAAAAGGCCATAATACCATAATCTTGGATTTTTTGTTTTATCTTGAGCATCCCCATTCATTTTTATCCATCTGGAATGACTCCATTGTTTACCAACGCCGATAAAATTTTGTGGAGGTCTGGATAAGTAGCCATTATTAAATTGTAGCGTAGTGCCAATTTTATCGTCTTTAGCTTTTTCAACACCGCCAACTGCTGTAGAGTGATTTCCGCTGCCGGAGCTATCGATAAGTATCTTTTCTTTTATTTCTGTTACCGTAAATTTATGAACTGTAACACTATCATCCGGATGCACCTCATACCCACCCCATCCGTGCATCCATACGCCAATACCAAAACCTAAAGGATGCTGTGGTACAAATACGGTAAAATCTTGTACACCTATCAAAGGCTCCCATAGAATGATTGTTCCTTCTGCCCAATCAGCACGATACACAATAACGACTGGCATCGCATTCCCGCTATAGCTTACATCACTGTGAATCCGGTAATAGGTTCCTTTTTTATGTCTTACCGGTAATCCCCTTCCGCCTATTATTTCTGGCATTCTTTTTTCAATAATAGGTTTTGATAACTCAAAAAAAATGCTATCTTGTGATTGCACATCAGCCATATCATAATGCGCCACCGGATTAAGCGGCATTACGGCGTTTAATAGTACCCATTTGCCTGCCGTCCAGCGGTATAATCTGCCTTGACAGGTACCTATCTGATTTTCATAGTCGCCGGTTGTTGCAAGGGAGGGGAGGAATTTAGTTGTTCCGTCTTTGCCGGGGATACCCTGTATACCTTGCATTCCCCGTACTTTCTGCCAGTGATAATCGGCAGGATTGTTGCTTTCCGCTGCGCTGTCTTTATTGAAGGCAAAGCCGATATAGTCCTTGCCGTCGGGCTTATCGCTCATGCCGGTACCTTTGGCATCATTGGCGTATTTTACCCAGATAAAACGGGTTTTACCGTCTTTGCCGGGAGTACCGGCAATACCTTGATCTCCTTTTTGTCCCGGAACGCCTTGCTTACCTTGTACATCAATCCATGTATAGTCGGCAGGATTATCGCTTTCTTCAGCGGTTAATTTATTATATGCAATCCCCATCCAATGGCGCCCGCCATCGGGATAGTCGTTCATATCGGTACCGTGTGCATCTTTGGCAAACTTAATCCACGTAAAAAGGATTAAACCGTCCTTATTGATTTGTAACAATGCCCGGGATGAATAATAGGCGGCAAAAATAGCGTTAAACGTAGTGCGCTCTATGTCTAAAGGTGTTTGCATGGAATCAAATACTTTTAACTCGCTGTAGATATAATGATACAGCTTTTGAAACGCTTCCTTATACGTATCAATGTCGGCTTTTTCTTTCTTTGCCGCCTCTGCTTTGGTAAGAATGATCGGATATTCGGTTTCAATAATGGTGAGTTCTTTTTTTAGCATCTGCTTTTCATTCGCGGTAATAACACCATCGGCCGAAATGCTTTGATAGAGTTTTTCCATGTCTGCGATGATACGAGACTGAACGCCATCCTGCGTCTGTAAATGCGTATGGATGGCGGTAAGTTCATCGCTTTTCATACCGTCTAAAACATTCAAAGAACCAACGGTCAACGCCTTATTGCTTTTATCTTCCGACTGTAAATTCATTTTTTTTCATCTCCTCCCGTTCATACCCACTTGCATGTATTGCCAATTACAAATTATCTCCGCCCCCAGAGTGCGCTCGGCGCTTGCCCTGTAAAAACTTGCTCGGCGGCTCTAATAGCTTCTTTTGTTCCTGATGTCGGTAAGCCTAATGTGAGCGCTGCCGCCTCCGCATACCGACCGGCTGCTTTTTGAATATCCGCATCCCGAAGTGCGGCGGTTCCTTGCACGGCTTTTTCAAAGGCAGGGTAAAGACTTGAGCTGCCGCGGTAGCTTGTTTTACCGGTAATGAGTTTTTCAGATAAACTCGTAACCATCCCGTTAATCACCGGTACGCTATCCGTTCCTTGCGTAAAGGCAAAGTAAATCGTTTTTTTAACCTTATCCGCCGTGTCAGGCTCATCATCGCCGCCGCCGAAACCTTCAGTTATAAGTCCCGTCATTATACCGGCAAGCGCATAGCCTGTTACAATTCCGGCCGCCCGTTTGTACTGTTTATTTTTAATGGCATTCGGTAAATCGTGGCGTAAGTTATTGTAGATAACGTTTAATGAACTTTGAAACTGCAACAATAAGCGTAACGCTTCTCCACCTTCACGGAATAGCGGGGCAAGTTCTTCCGCCCGTCCTGACGGTTGTGTACGGACTAACACATCATCAGCATAGCGGCTTGCGGCAACGTCTATTTCATTGTCGGTTTTTGGCGTCTTTGCTTCCTTATTCGCTTCCGTAAGCCGCGCCGCTTCTTCCCGATACGCGGCAAGCCATCCGGGAGCAACGCAGGCTTTATCAATCATCTCAAGACCTTGCATCCCAAATTGCTGTACTTGGGTGAGCGCTTTACCTGCTTTCGTTTTTGCCTGTTTGGCAAGTTCTTCGGTAATGTTTTGCATCATGTCAAAGCTACGGTCTTGCATCAGTTTTGAGCGGCTATAGATAAAGTCAACCATCTCTGTATGATGAAAGGCTAAATCGCTTGCGGCTTTCGCATAGTGGAGGGGATTCACGTACTGCATAAACGGCGCGGGGCTTGAAATTCCTTGCTTGATAATGCCTGAAAGTTTAAAACCTAAATAAGCCGCGGCGGTATTGTCCCGGATTACGCGCAAGAGTTTATCGGAATCGGAGTACACCCTACCCGCCGTCGGATCGATAATCGTATTAACTTGCTTATCAAGATAGCGGACGGCCTCGCTTCCATAAGCGTTTTCAAGGGTACGCCGGAAATTTTTTGCTTCATAGCCTTTAATAACGCGGTTCAGTTTTTGCGCATAAGCATCATACGCATAAAGGCGCTCGTTTGCTTCCACACTTGAAAAGTACGTTGTAAGCGCGGCAAGGTTTATTGGCATTTGATTGGCCTTTCCGATATCAATACGCGCCTTTGTCTGCCCTTTGCCAACGCCGTGCCGTGTACCGGTCGCATGTTCGCCGACAATCTTTTTCTGCGTTTGCCGCGCATCTTCTTCCCCGGAAACCTCAAGCCGCTGCATCGGAAAGTAGTTATCCCGTATTTCAGTTACAGCGTTATTCACGGTGATATTGTGTTCCCGTAAGCGCACCCCCTCTTTTTGGTATTCCGCTTGTAAGTATTCTACAGTCGCTTTTAACCGCGCATCGGATGCCATAAGCCGCTCCGCTTCGGCAAGCACGGTGCTGTATCGCGCATCGGTAAAGGCATCTAATGCGCCGTAACTGTCGGAAGTCTTTGCCATATCGCGCTCCGCTTGCTCGGCAAAGTTGCCGTACTGTACGGCCGCCCGGGACTTCTCATCAAAACTCGCTAAGTATGCCCCCAGTATCTCTTGTACGGTAAGCGTAAGGCTTTTTTGCTCCCGCTCTGCGTAAAAGTTTTCAAACGTCTTTTTCTTCTCAAAGTCTGCAAGGGTGAGCTTTTGCTTCTCTAAAAAGCTATTAAACGCTTCTACGCGGTTATCTCTTCCCGCTTTAAAGCGGCTATAACATTCCCGCTGCTCAAACTCAAGCATATCATACAAAGCGCCGCGCTTTCCGCCGTCCAGCATTTCGATAAACGCATACGGGCGCATTGCCGCATATTTTAACTTTCGCTTTAGGGCATCAAAGCCGCCTTTCTTCTTTTTTTCATCCTCGCTCCATCCTGCATTATCGTCGCGATAGCCTTTCGCACCGCGTAATGCCTTGATAGAAGCATCCTGTATCCGCGCCGCTTCCGCCTGTTTCGCGGCTATTTTTGCCATGTACTTTTGTTTTCCCTCGCGGTGTTTTTCTTCTATCACCTGCGCCAAGCCGATAAGCTCGTCAACCGTCCATTGCTTTAATGGCTGGTGCTTTAATTTTGCAATAAGCGATTCAGGGAGTATCTTACTGACCGCCGCATTAATCGCTTCCGGTGTTAAATCGGCCGTGTGCATATCGGTAAAGTTCTGTTCAGTCTTTGCATAAAGGCCTAAGCTAAAAAACTTATTGCGGGCAGGAATAAGGCGGCGTGCAAGTTTTTTATCGTCCGCTGTCCAGTCCTTAAAATCTTTTTTATCAAGGTTATTGATTAACTGCTTAAAATCTCCCTCTTTTCTTCGGGTACTCATACGCGCGAGCGTCTGGCGATATTCTGCGCTAGTTTTCCAAAGGGTGTAAGCTTCTCGGAGACGCTGTTCATCTGAATCAACGTTCGCGTTTAAGGCTTTTTGTACCTTGTCTTTTAAAAACCATTGCACCGCGGCAAGCCCTTGCGCCTGCTCCGCATCGCAGGTTTTTAAACTAATCCGCTTCATAACCGTTTTTAATGCCACGTCCCGCGCTCTAATCGTGTCGGCTAATACCGCGCGGGCTATCCGCTCATCTTTAATCTTTTTTTCAAGTTCTCCGATTCTTTTTGTGTCGTTGTGATTTTCCACCCGTGCATCCATAAGCTCTGCTTCAAGCCCTTTAATGGTCTGATTTTTTGAACGCACAAGATCCTGAATATGTTCAACGTCCTCGCTGGTGATAGCTCCTTGCCGTACCCGCTGTTCAATATCTTCGTTATCGAGTGCGCGGATAAGCGCTTCCTTTTGGGCGTTACTCATCTGTTCCAGTTTTAAGTTTTCTAGCGTTACCGTTTTATAGGGGCGGCTTTTTAAGCGCGTCGTAATGCGTGCATCGGTGGTGTCGGCATCCTGTACTCGTAAATCGGAACGTTCCATAATGTCGGCATATAGGGAGCGGAACGAGTGCGCGGCATTTTGCATCTGGCCCCGGATATTGGTAATGGATTTTTCAGATGGCGCTTCTCCATGGAGCACCTTTGCAAGCGTGCCCTTCCATGAAAAGTTCCGCATTTCGCGGTATATCCGCTCTTGCTTCCGCTTTATATCTTCAAAATAGGCCTGCTCCGCCTCGTCTGCGGGGGTATTCTGTTCAAAGTCAAATACGGAAAGCTCGGCTGCTTCTTTTAAAAAGGCGTTTAATTTTTCATCATCTGCCATCTCTTCTAAAAAGCGCGCATCATCGATATCGGCTCGGCTTTGCGCTTCGGTTTGCGATTTAGCCTCTGGGCTCATCCTTTCTGCCCTACTCACACGCCCTTCCGTCGCCGCCTTGCTAAAGGATTCGGTAAACGCCTTTTCTGCATCCGTAAGGCTCCGTAATGCCGTGTATCCGTTTAGTTCTGCAAAAATATTGCGGTAAGAAGCGACGTTCCGCATAATCGCATCCATCGCAAGGCGCTGCTGTTTTTCGGTAAAGGGTTTACCGTTACTAATGGCAGTTGCAACGGCCGGAAACACGCCGTCAAGGTTTGCGGTAAGTTCGGTCGGTATGGCTCCTGCATGTGAAGCGTCATTATACTGCCGTAAAAATGAGCGCAAGGCTTCCTTTTCGCTTGCCATCTTTAAAAAGGTTTCATCTTTTATCTTTTCGTTTTTGATATCCTTCTGTAATGCCGCTTCCAGCTCCGGCCCGATTGCATCGCGGAATGTTTTATCCGCCTTTGCCCGCTCTTCGGCACTGGAATAAAAAAGCTTCCATGTTTGAGCGTCGGGGTCGCCGACAGTGATCACTTCTTCTATCGTCTCTTGTGCAGCCTTTGCATCGGCGCTCTTTGCTACCTCATCAAAAAACTCCTGTTCTACTTGAAAATAGATGTTATTATTGCCCGCATCAAAAGCGCCGTTATTATCAACCGCTGATTTTATTTGATTCGGGTAAAAAGCAACCCATTCTTGATTAAGGTCTTCGTTGTAATAAACTCCGTCGGCATCCCATTCTGATTTAACTGTTTCGGTAAACTCTTGCGAGGCTTCATCAGAGTTGATTTCTGAAAGTTCTGCTTTTTCCTCATACGTTGCAAAATACGGTTCACGGATATTCAAAAAGCATTCCATAACATGAGAACCATACTGCCCGTCAAGGCTTCTATCGCCAAAAAAATAAAAGCCTGCGCCAAGCCAACCGGCATCGATCTTTTGTTTATAAATAAATTCATCAAAGACATTATGCGTGCTATGAGAGACAGCAAGCGGCTCCCCGTTTTTATCGACGACCTTACTTGCCTCCTCCGGATCGTTTTCCCAGTCGCCAAACCATTTTTTAAAGCTGTCGGTTCTTACCTGTAGCCACTGCTGCTCGGTTAAATTGGTATTTTCTCCGTTCGGAGCTTTTAACCACTTGTCCGTCCCCTCGTATTGTTTGCGTATCGCCGCTATCTGCCGCGCCTCATCTTCGCTCGGCTCGGTCTGAAAAAGTACATCACCAAACTTTTTTAGGTTCCGCGCTTCTTGCGCCTGCATTTGCGTAAAGGCTTCATAACTCATCCGCACTCGAGCGGCTTCCTTGTGCATTTTCTCTTTTATATCCGCTTCGCTTAATGCGGGGTTTTGCATTTTGTAGGCTTCAATCGCTTCTTTTTCGTACTGCGCGGCATTTTGCGCAAGGTCAGCCGCCTTTGCTTTTGACGCCTGCATACTTTCTTGTGTCTTCTGCCGCGCCGCTTCCGTTGCTTGCTTGTATGCCTCGTCTACTACCTGTTTTTTTGTTTCGGAAGCCTTGACGGCATCCGCCTTTTCTTGTACTGTTGGATCGGAGCCGTGCAATAAAGGGACGCTCACTCCGTTCGGACTGGCGTCAATCCTGAGTGCGGCTTCTGTGCCGCGCAATAATGGCTGGTTACCTCTTTCGTTTAAGGGGGCCAGAGGACTGAGCGCGGCTTCTTTTTTTATCTCGTCAAGAATAATATCTTCAAGCGCTACATCTTCTAAATAATAATGATAGGCCTTATTAGTATTGTCTTGTACTTCCCGTACTGTTAAATGTGCTTTATAGGTGTTATCGTCAACCGTCAAACCGGCTTCAAAATATTTTACACTTTCAATATTCCGGCGGTCTCTTCTATCCTTTACCGTATTCGTTTCTACAGCTGTTTCAAGGAGCTTGTCTAGTGCTTTTATTGACAGGATTTGCTCTCTGCTTTTTGTTTTCGATTGCCATTCATCTAAAACATCTCTCGATACGCGGATATCCGTATCGGTGTCGGCATTATGATAGCTATTCCCCTGAAACCATTTTTTTGCAAATGCTAAGTATTTCTCTTTCAATGCGGCAGTATCAAGCTGTTTATCCTCGGCTGTTTCGGTTATTTTGTTTGCTTGGTAATCTTCAAGGCTCGGATGCTTGCCGGTGGTATTCTGTTTCGCCTTTTTTAAGCGTTCTTCCTTCTCTATATTCTCGCTCGCTTCCCGCAATACGCTTTTATCTCCGGTTAAAAGTTCATCATAAACGGCGCGTATATCATCGTTTAAATGCCCCAGTTCTCTTAAACTCTGATAGATACGGGTTAAAAATTCAGCCGCCTTTTGAAACACCGATTGTAATTCCGCCGTCGGCGCTTTTCCTTCGAGGAGGTACTGTTCAAAGCCGCGGGCAAATGCTTCTTCTTGACTCCGCGTCCACTTGCCCTCTACAACGTCAAAGGCTTTCTCTGCGTCAAGTAAGAGGTTTCCTTGCAAGGTCTTACGTGCAATGTGTGCGGCTTCATGAACAAATGTACTAAAGTCCGCTTTCTCGCTCACATACACGAGCGCCTTAATGTCTCCCGAAAGCTCTTTAAACTCACTTGCCCCTTTTATCTCTTTGGTGTGTATTCCTTCTTGCGCTGCAACGCCTGCCATATCAGCTGGCGGCGTGTTCGTGATAACCTCATCGGCATAGTAGGTATTCAAATACGTTTCCGTATCCATTCCGGCACCGTGCGCAAGCGCGGTAAAAATACTTACCGCAGTATTGCGCTCGGTGTCGGTAAGATTCGGCATTGTCTCTTTTAATCGTTCGTTAAGCTTTATCGCTGCGCGGGTGTCCGCCTCTTCTCTTTCATCACTAAAATACTGTAAGCCCCCTTGTTCCCCGCGCGGGTTTTCTGCAATCAGTTCTGCTTTTATCTTTTGGAGTGCTTCCCCTTTCGGCTCCCAGACAATCTCCGCCCCGGTAAACTTTTCGCCGAAATCCCGCACAAACTCTTTTATAATAGACTCGTATGCATCGCTTTGCATCCGAACCTCGTTAATTGTTACCGTGTTCTTCTGCTTGTCAAATGAATAATAGATATGCCCGTAATCGTTATACTCGGTCTGTTCGGAGGGGTTTCCGACAATGTACTCCCCGTCAATGCGGCCGTTTTGCTTCTCGTGCCGGTATCCTTCGCTTAAATAAAGATGCTCTCCCGCCCGCACAACATCCGCCGCTTTCCCGTACTTTTTTACCTTCTTTTGCTTGCCCTCTTCCGTTTCTTCATATATGGGCTTTCCTTCCGCATCGGTTTCATAGACTATCCGCCCCTTATCATCCCGTACCGTCTCCCCTTCAATGCGGGCATCGGGAGCAAGCCATTCTTCATAGCTTTTGGCCTTACTGCTTTGGAACTGCTCGCGTTCGTGCTGCTGCGCTTCAAAAATCGTATGGAGCGCCTCTTTCGTGTCGCTTTCTGTCATCCCTTCAAAAGCGGGGCTATTTTTATGCTCATTGACAAAGACTTCTTCCGATGGGGTGGTAATCGCCGCTTTTTTTAAGTTACCCGCTTCTTTTATGTCCGCCTTAGTGTATTGTATCGCCCCGGGAACACCTAAAATAATAGAGGCTGCAACGCCGCCTTTAAAGCTTTCCCACACGTTTTTTGCAATCGTTTGCGCATCGTCGGTTTCTACCCCTTCACCCTGCAAGACTGCGGCAAGCTCTTTCCCTCCGGCGCTTACTAATTCTTGTAACGCTTCTTCACTTCCTTCGCTTAAAAGGTCCGCACCGTAAAACATAAGGCCTTTAGCCAGTTTCCCAAATGCCCCCTGAGCGTTCAGCCGTGTGATAACCTTGCTAGCAATTTTATCCGCTCCGAGTCCCTTGCCGGTAATACCTGCGATATTGCCTAATGATGTTTCAATAAGGCCTTGTACTGCCCCGGAGGTATAAGCGATATTTCTGGCAAGGTCAGGCTTTACCCCTGCCTTGCGGAGCTCCCAGTATTCAGATCCTGTTGTTACACCGCTTGAAAGGCCAAAGCTCACAATGCCGCCTAAAAGAGGGCTTCCTAAAAGATTGGCAAACACCGCAGGAATGGTTGTTGCCGCTTGAAAGGGAAGTGCCTGCGCTCCGCTTTTAAGTAAATTCACCACCCAACCGCGCGGCATCGAATCCTGTAGCGAAGCGTTTTCATCTTCTAATCTTTGTAAATCTTGTAATGCGTAGGCAATCTCCCGTTTATTGCCGCTTTTTTCTGCATTCATCAGCGCATTACCCAAGTGTCCCATTTTTAAAACATTGCTCCCGATAGAAAAGCTATCAACGACAGCTTTAAAATTCCCCTTACTCGGAGCGATACCGCTTCCAAGCCACTGCCGGTTAATTGCTTCAAGATTTTGATACGCAAAATCAAGCGGCAAGTTAAATTGTTCGGCGTATTTAATCGCGGTGGCAAATTCGTAGATTTTTTCTTCCGGCTTATCAGCTTTCTCAAGCATCATGTTCAAGACGTCATGCTGCTGCTCGGTTAAATTGACTAAATACTTTTCTTTGTACTCTTCCTTTTCCTTCTGCCGCCTCTGAATCGTTTCTGCAATATGCTCAACGCTTAAATTTAAAAAGTCAAAATCGGGCTGCTTGGCTTCGGCGGCACTTTGCGCGTCAAAAAAATTGGCAGGGTTCCGCCGATAATAGCGCGTCCTTCCGTGTTTATCATACGAGGTGCGCTCATACTCTGCATCGTCTAATAATGCGACATCGCTCATATACTTACCTTCCTTCTTTTTTTAATCTCTGATACAAGGGCTTATCAAGTAAATTCTCTCCGCCAAGGTGCCGCTCTTTTTGCAAGGCGCTGTATTTTTCTATCGTAGCGGCAAGCGATATAACGCCCCGCGTTGGCCGCTCCCGTGCGTATTCGTATGCGTCAATAAAGCTTAATTTTTGATACTCATTTTCAAGGTGATCATACACGGCAAAAAAGCCGTTTTTAATATTTGAAGGAATCTGGGCTTTCCCGTTTTTTTCAAAATCGTGCAACTTCTGCGCTCCTTCTTTGAAGGTGTCGATAATGCGCTTTTCTTGCGCGGCGTTACTAACGCCGCCGGTTTTAAAGTCATCCCGTGCGCCGTAGCTGTCCCGTATCGTTGTAAAAAGCGCTCTATCCTGTGCAGGAATTTTTTCAGCAAAGTCCATAAATGTTTCGCTTGCTTTCTCTTGTTTAGTTGAATATTCAGATTCACGGGCTCCAAGCGTATTTACATCGCGGATAAAGGCGCGGGTTTCATTTTCTTCCCTCTGCTTTTCTTTTTGAATTTCACTTGCTCGCTTTGTATCGGGAGTATACGTATACGTGCCGTCCGCCTGCTTTTTAGGTTCAAACCGGCGGTACTCTTTTTTGCCGTATTCATTTTCAATTCTACCGAATACGTGTACGAAGTCTCCGCTTTTCCTATCCTTTGCAACTGCGCGCCCATCTTCCAGAATATCAACTTGATACTTTTCAAGAACGGCATCGTTACTCGTAAGGTTCTCAATCTTTTTAATACTTTCTACCGCAACATTGCGGAGTTGTTCCTTTCCTTTTCGTCCCTCTGGAGTGCTTAAATCTTCCCCGTAGGAACCTCGTTGGGATTCACCTGCAACCGCTTCGGCAACCTTAGCCGCATCCTGCGCCTGTTTTTCCTCGTTGTTAAATACATACGATCCGATTTCAACGCCGCCGTTCGCTCTTAATGCGCAAGCGGTGATAATATCTTCTATATCTTCCGGCTTTTGCTTATCGAATGGCGTTGTATTAAGATAATCATACGCTTGCGCTATTGCCTCTCCCAATACTCTATTTAACTTGGCTTGCCCTTCAAGCGTCTTAAACTTCTTGTCGTTCGCCATAACATGTTTAAGGCTTTGTTCAATATTTTTTATACTGTAGGATACCCCCTGATTACAGTAAGGCGGTTTTGAAATTGTTTCATTTATCTTTGAAAGTGTTTCATATGCATGCGCCATCGCTTTTTCTCTTCCTAAAATCTTTGCTTTTGCCTCCAGTCCTTCTCCGGTAATGATATTGATAACTTCGCTCATCTTAAAAAGTGTTGTATTTCCATTGGCATCTTTCCATCCGTGTTTCAGTGCATAAAGCCAAAAGTTTGATTCTTCCTCGCTTTTCATGTGCGCTAAACCGCCGTATGTACCGGCGATGCTTACATCATCTTTTAACATAAACTTATCCGAATACTCATCTCGCACATTCGCATCAAAACCATTACCGCTATATTTCCTGTCCCAATCGCGTAAAAACGCACGTCCCTCATCTGCTGCGCTATATGCTTCATCCCAGTTGCCTTTTGCAAGTGCATCACTCATCTTGCGGTATATCCGGCTTGCCCCTTGCTCACCGTTCTTATACCGTATTGCCTGTTGTTTATAAAAATAATTTTCAATTTCTTCCCGTGCAGCATCCTTTACCGCTTCTTCACTCACGCGCCCGCCTGCCACTGTTACAAACTCATTTTTGTAATCCTGTATGGTAGACGTTACCTCTTCAATGCTTTTCCCTTCGTCAACGCTTTGCTTACCGGCCGTCACCATTTCATGCTTCATAAGGCTTGCATACGAATCGCGCAAACCTTGATTAAACTGTTCATAGCTTAAAAGCCCCGCCTCATGCATCGTATATAGTTTCTGGTCGATAAGTTCTTTTTTTTGTTGTGTTGCGCTTTTGGTGTAGGTGTTCCCATCTTCCCCGACTGCTTCCATATCTGCAAACGAGCGACTGGTAATAACGTTATTGATATAGTCAAAGCCTTTCGTAAAATCCTGCGCGCGCATCTTTTGCTGCGCAACGTGTTTAATAACAAGCCGCTGTTCCATCTCTGCATTTTTATAATGGGTATCGTACACCCGCCGCGCAAACGGACTCGATAGCCCTTGCGCCGTATTGTTATGGACGGCTACTTTATAATCATTCCACCTTTTTTCGTAGTTTTCCCAATCGTTACTATTTTCAAGGTCAAGCATAAACTGATCAAACGCTTCTCTGTCTTTTAATGCGGCATCCTGCACTTCAAGTTCCGCCTTTAATCTGTTTTGTCTATCAAGCTCACCTAAAACCGTTTGCGTCGCGCCGGCCGCTGCCTGAAACGCATCAAAAATACCGTACTGTCCCATACTCTTTTTCTCTCTCCCTTTTAACCAAACATAAAGCCGAACGGATCTTTATACCGCCGTGCACTTAACGCATTAGTTCTCGTAAAATCAGAAAAAAGATTATTTATGCCGCCTGCTTTTCCTGCCCCTACAACAGCATCTTGTGACGCTCCGCCTCCACCATTTCCGCTATTTCCCCAGTTCTTCCAAAAGTTACTAATACCACTTCCCATACCAAAGCCGGAAGAAAATCCTTGAAACGCATTGGTAAGCCCGTCCATAACGGTATAATCTGCCCGCTGGTATGCACGATCTAATGCTGCTTGCTTAAAACCACCGTCTAAATTCTGTAAGTCAATATTGCCGTTTAAATCCGCACGCGCATTGTAAATCTTCTTATTAAACAAATTGACAACCCGCCCGCCGGTGTTGCTCTTCGAACGGGCGGTATCTTCAAGCGCTTTTATCTTTTGTTTTTTTTCCGCTTCCAGTTTTGCAAGTGGATTCAACAGCTGCTCTTCAATTGTATTAAGATCTCCAAAATCATCTTCTTCATGATATGCCTTTGTAATCGCATCCTTTTTAGCCTCGTACTCTTTATTGATAGCCTCTTTTTGCTCGGTAAAATCTTCGTTAATAACTTCACCGGTGTAATCATCTCGCAGCTGTTTAGAATCTCTGAAAGCCTTATTTGCCGCATCTCGCTCCTCGTCAATGCCAAACATACCTCTTTTAAGGTTCGTAAACGCTTGCATTAAATTGATATCCTTTTGGTTTTCCCGCTCGCGATTCATAAGATCGGGGTCTTGAGTAAAGTTCTCTTCGTTTTGTTCTAAAAGCTGTTCGGCGCTATTTGCTCCGTGTCGTGCCCCGCTCATACCGAGCGCAGTTTGTTGCGCTCCTTGCCGGTTTAAAAAGTTTTGCTTTCCGCGTTGTTGCTGTAGCAAGAGGCTTTCATCTTCCATGTTATTTTTCTGCATCGCTAAGTTGAATGCGCGGCCGGTGAGCGTTTCATTAAGGTCGGCACGCATATCAATACGCTCGCCTTGGTGCCATATATCATCTGCTTTTCGGAACGCATCTTCTTGCTCATTTTTAAACGCCTGTACAGCGTAATCAATTCCCCGGTTAGTACTTTCCCGCTGTTCTTTTATCCGCGCTTCGCGGCTTATCCGCTCCGCTTCCTTCTGCGCATCGATTTCCGCCTGCGCTTCTCGTGAGCGCTGTATCCCTTGAAAAATACTGAACCCTGCAGCAAGTGCGCCGAATATTAAACCAATCCACATACACCAATCCTCCTCCTATGCAAGTTCCGCGTTCACAGCTAAAATCGTGCAACGTTCGCACTTTTCCATCCGCACCTTAAAAAACACATCGCGTTCAAAGCCCCCTTGTATCGGCACTTTTTCCACTCCCGTAAACGGCTCATCTTTGTAAATCGTTTGCTCCGGTGTATCCGTTTGCGAAACAAGCGGCAAATATGAATCTAAAAAGCGAATCGAAAGGCTTACAATCCGCTTTTTATTGTTTTCACTCGAATTGATCACCGGTAAACTTTCTACTATCGACTCATACGGATAGCCGATATACATTTCTTTAGAAAAATCTTTGTACTTCTCTGGCAGCGCCTCTAACGCAAAAAGCTCTCTATTTTCTCTGACATAAACGCTTGCCATTCTGTATTCAGCCTCGCTCGTCTCTCTTGTGTATGCACAATATGAATCAAGGTAGACGGCATCGCCACCTGTCTTTTCTTCCGTAAGGCATTCCAAATAGTAGACGCCCGCTCTTTCAACCGATAGGTATAATTCATCATAGCCGCCCTCTCCCGGTATTGTTGCAATGTTTGTTATTTTTCCGTGTGTAAGAATAATCCGGCTCCATGCCGCGCATCCGATATCTTTATCATACAGTAGTACGCAAGCCTTACCGTCCGCACGGCTTACAAAAATGCGCGGGGACGCCGTGTTGGTATAGTCAAAATCGATAGCTGCACTTTCAGCTAAAAGGTGGCTTGCCGCCTGTGTTACATCAATTGATTTATACGTGCGCTCTTGAAAATCAAAGCTATAATCCCTCACCGTATGCCCGCCTTGCCCGATATAAAGCACATTTCGCCCAATAAGCGCGGCTTGTGTATCAGAAACCCCATACCGACTCTGGAGCTGCACTTGCACCTGTTGCGCGTTCACTCCTTCCGGGATTACCCATTCGGAGCATTCGGTTCCGACAATTAAATCTTTCGCACAGGCAAGCCATTTAATCGCATCATTTTTATCACTGGCAAGTTCAAGATAGAACGCATGGGCGGGGCTCGTTACATTGTTAATTTTTTCTATATTTTTATAATCTTCACTTGCAGGGCTTTCGGGGTTCTTCCATAAATGAATAGAAAGCACCATATCTTCTTTATCTTCAGTTACCGCCTTACTAAGCGTCATGGTATCACTCGTAACAGAAGCAACCTTCGTACCGCTGGGAACTCCCTTGTGCCCGGAGACATAGTAATCGGTAATATTCGTGATACCGGTAAAATCTTTCGTTACTGCGGTCAGTGTTGTGCTCCCCTTCGTAGCTTTTGCACTGAATACCCGTAAATCAGCTTTTTTTAATTGAGTAGATGAAGATACAACCGTATCAAAGTAGGTAAAGTTTCCATAATCAAAAACCCTGCTTGCCCATATCTTTTGCGGCTCTTTTATTGTACTCGCTAAAAAAAGACGGCCTGAAAAAAGGGCGACGCAGGCAGGATATTCATCAGGCACTTGAAACGGTAATTGGTGGGCATTGCCGGTAATATTGAGCGTTCCAAGACTAAAACTGTCCCCGCCCTGCCATGTAATCACGTATGGTTTATAATGCCGGTGGGTAAGATACAGTCGGTCATAGGTTTGCACATACTGAATTGCTTCCAGTTCTGCACTCTTATAAAGCGGTAAGTCTGGGGTTGGTAAAAACTCAATCGGATAGCCGCTATGGGTTAAAAGCGCTCCGTTCTTCCATATCCTGATATACTCAGCTCCAAATTCAAAAAGAAAAGAAACGGAAGTATTAACGATAAACGGAATAAGCCGCGCTTTTCCTTTCAGCTTTCCGACGCGCTTTGTTCCGCTTCGGCGGGTAATGCCGCCTTGCGTTAGAATAGTAAAATTTTCAAGCCGTGAGACACTTTTCTGATACAGCGGTAAATCAATACGCCCGTAAAGGTTTTTACTCACCTCTCCGCCTGCAAAATTCGTAATTAACATAATTAACTGCACCCATGTCTATCCAAAAACTTCAGTTTTTGGATAGTTTCCTTAGATTTTTGATGCGATGTTTTAAGATAAGTCGTTTAAGACTTATCTTAAAACTCGTCGGCTAAACGTAAAAATCTCATTTGATTTTTACGTTTAGCCAATCCACCATTGTTTCCCCTTCTTCTTTCCGGCACTTAACGTTTTGGAGTTGCGGTATCCTGCCGCCTCAATCATTGCCGCTTCTTGTAATAGCATCCGGTGTAAATCAGGCTTTCCGGAAAGTTCAAGGGCAAACTTACTCGCTAAGCGCAGTTCGAACGCTTGATAAAACATTGCCTCATATTCAGGCGGCGCATAATCGGGAAAATCCTCATCAGTATTCCCCGTTCCTTCCGCAAGTCTCCCATTCGTAACGTACACTAATACCGGTTCATTTGAATCGGTATAAAGGATATTCCCTTCAACGATATAAAAACTCTTGTCGGTGAGTTCTATAATCTTTCCGCAATCAATCGGAAGCCGGTATGCTCCGGCAAAATCGGTATAGTTATCGATAGCCGCTTTTTCTAATACCCTTCGTTTTTTACCGCTCGTCCAGCTGGCAGTCTCTAAACTTTCAAGCATCGTGGTAAGATAAAATTTTTTTACCATCAGGTACGCTTTCGAAGAAGTGTCGGCGCTATCGAGTTCACTTTGTCCCACTGCTGCAAGCGCTCTATTTGCCAATGCGCGGTCTATATTCATCATCTACTCCATCTTGCTCGGTATCGAGAAAAAAAAGAGGCTTAACAGGTTTCGTCGCTAAGGGAGGAAAAAAGAACGCTACACCGCCTGAAAAGCCCCTAAAAAAAATCCTTTAAAAAAATGAGCGTTACGCTTCTTCCACCGCTTCAAAAAAATCCGGTATTTTGCCTGTAGCCGTTAGCCGCTCCCCTTCGCGGTAATACTGCCCTCTAAAGGTACAGCGCGTCTTACATATGTAGGTGATAGCTTTCCCGTTATCGCGGCTATCCGCTCCGCTTGCCTGCGGATCCCCGGCGGCGGCTTTCATCGCTTCTTCTTTTTCGGAAAGCGCTTTTTTATCCGCTTCCAGTTGCTCCCGTTCTTTTGCAAGCGCCGCTTTTTCCGCTTCAAGGGCAGTCTTTTCTTGTGCAAGCGCCGCTTTTTCTTGCGTAAGCGCATTCGCATCCGGCACCCCTGAATCCGGCGTGTGCGAAGCTTCTTCACTACCGGCATCTTTGCCGCCTGTTTCGCTTTCGGCGATAATATCTTCAATCTGATCTTCTGTTAAAAGCGGATTTTCCGCTCTCATCTTCTCTTTCATCTTTTCGAGCTCTTTTTTATTCATACGGACACTCCTATTAACCCCGCACTTCCGTGTTTAAAATGGCATGAACTTTCCCCTTCGTGAACGTTCCTGTTACGACGTATTTCAAACGGATAAACCGGCGTAATCCTTTCGGAATGGCAAGCGAATAAAACACGTCTTCCCCCTTCGCCTTTAATTGTGCTGCTTGAAAGGCTGGGGAAGTAAGTTTGTCGGCATAGCTTGTCCCTTCTGCGCTATCCTGCAGCACAAAGGTAAGCGATGTGCCGCCGGCAAAATCTTCTTTAATTCTGATGTCGATTGCCTTCCCCGCGGCACTGCACTTTTCTACGCCGAAATCAAGCGCGTTCTCACTTTCCGCGCTTGCGGTAATTGCCTGATTTTCCGAAAATTCAAGGCGTTTATCCAAATACAAATTAGTCATTGTCCGTTACTCCTTTAAAAAAATGTAAAATCTGCGCAATGGGTAATGTTTCCTTCATTACCCCTTACGCAGTATCAATTACAAATTACACAAGTGCTTGCTCCGTCGAAAGGATTGCGTCCACTCTCCGGCACCGCCCCTTTCTAATGTGCGTAATCAATTCACCCCACGGATCGGTACTCGTAAAGACAGCGTTGCCTTTACTCCATGCCGCCTTATCGATTTTAACAAGGGCGTCTTGATTGGAATAAATCGCAATCGTTTGCGCTCCTGAAGGAAGACGAATCATCGCTTCAAGGATAAGCTCTACAATCGTATCCCCGCTTGTACTTTGATCGATGTTACAGATGCGCTTAACCGCGTCCGGGTGCGCAACCGAAAGCCCGTAATGCGTGGAGAAAAACTGCACATAGGCAGGCATAACGCGCCCTTCTCCCATCGGCCAATTTTGTACGCCCATGTCTTCGGTTTTAATTCCGCAATCGCTTCTGCCTTTTGGGTAAATTAAATGCGCAAAGCCGCGGCCGACGGCACAGACATAAATCGACGTACAGCGGTTGCCCGTCCCACCTGCGTTGATAACGTTCTTGTTTGCTAAATCGCTTAAGCGAACCGCAAAGCCGTTAATCTCCGCTTCATTGCGGGCATTGTTGCCATAAATAAGCTCTTCCGCCTGCGTCTGTCCCATACCGGCCAAAAACGCCTGCGCTTCGCTTTCGCGTAACGATTTTACATTTCCCGAATGCTCCGCAAGGTCTTTATCGACGACGCTGTAATCTTCAAGCATCGTAATGCGGTCTTGCTTCGTGTCCGTTGTGGTCGCTCCCGGCTTAATACCCTCGTTGTATTTACGGTGCGTTCCACCTCGCTGGGAAGTGCGTATAATTGTGTTATGCACGGTGCCGTCATTTGCCTCCAATACCGGCATATCTTTTAATATTTCATTCGTCTGGCTTAAAAGTTCGACAATATGAAATCCATCTTGATTGCCGCTTCTGCGCATTACTTCAAGCGCCGTAAGCTGGTCTGTCATACTTAACGTAGGCATATACTACTCCTTATCAATCTATGTGCCAAAAAATGAAAACGTGCCGCCGTCCCGTGCTGATGTAATGCCGCGCGTACTTGCGCTTCCGTCTCCCAGTACCGTGCGGCTTTCTCCCAGCGCCTCTCCGATTTTGATAAACATTTTTACAAAATCGGGATGGTAGGCTAAGCCCGTTTGTTCCAATTGTGAAAAAATAGAATCAGAACCGAACGCTTTAAGCCCCTTCGTATACTGCTCCATCTTTTCACTCACCCTATTTCCGAATTCTTTTTTTAATGCGGCGTCCGTCTCTTCGGCCTGCTTTTTTACCGCTTCGGCAAGCTGTGCCTGCTGGTCTTCTCCGATTTTATGGAAGAACGTATAAAGGCTTTTTGCTTGCGCATCGGAAAGGTTTGCTTCATACGCCGCTTCGGCAAAGCGTTTTTCTGCATCCCATTCCTGCTTAAAGCCGTATTTATCGGCCGCGTCGGGTTTCCCAAGCTTTTTATAAAAAGCGTCAAGTTCTTCCTTCGTGGCTTTCTCTCCGGGTAACGTGTGCATACTACCGAGCTTTTTTTCAAGTTCGATATAAGAAGAAGCAAGGCTTGAAATATCTTCAAACTTTGCTAACGCCTTTACCGCGTCCTTATTCTCCTTGAGTTCCTTCGATAGCTGCGCTCCCCAAGCCTTAAGCTCCGGCTGTACTGCTGTTGCCGGTTCGGTCGCTGTCTGCTCCGGTGCGTTTCCGTTCGCTCCTTGCGCGGTCGAGTTTTTCAAAGCGTCTCCGCCTTTCGCCTCTCCCGTTTTTGCGTCATTAAACGCGCCGGTAATGGAAGTGCCGGTGATACTTGCGCCGCTTCCCGCATTCCCCGCACCCTGTGGACTTTGATTGCCAGTATTCTGATCTAATGTGTCCATATCCGTTTACTCCGTTTTAAGGTTGCTCGCACGTCTTTGATAAGGTTAGTCAAGGTTTGATAAAAAAGCGTCCGTGATGGAAAGCGTCTTTTTTATTCCCAATCGTTCCCTTATAAAAAACTTCGCATATTCGCATAACGCTTTTTCAGCGTCGCTTGTTGCCGCATCAAAATAAAAGAGGTCTTTTAAAAGTGCATTAAATACGATTTTGCCGTCTGCACTTTTAAATACTCTTTTGAATGTTTTTTGTAATTCTTTGTATTGCTCCTCGCCCCTCGCTGTCTCAAAGCCCGGCAGTTCACACCGTCCCCTATTGCGCTCCATCGTCCGCTTCTCCTCCCAGTCCCGTCTGTAATTGTTCGGAGAGCTCCTGTATTGGGCTTCCTTCCCGTACCGGCTCATTTAATTTGTCATAATTTCCCATCAGCGCTTCTTGCTGTTGTTGCATCGCCTGCATCTGCATCGCTTGCATCTGCGCTTCCGCTCTCGCTTGCCTCATTTTTTGCACTTCTTCTTCTTCTCTGATAGCCGTTTGCGGAAAGCCGTTTGTTTCAAGCACATTCTTTAAAAGCGCATCTCCGTTAATGTAGTCAACGCTTTCCGGGGACAATTGAAGAACCGGCTGCGCAAGCATAAGGCTCATCTGTACGCCGCCTGACTGGTGATGTTTCTTCTGCGCTTGCGCCAAGGGGCCGATAAAATCGATATTTAAGCTTGCCCCGGAATTGTTTAAAATGGCAGGTGTTTCCGGTAGTCTCCCTTGCCGGTACATAATGTTAAACGTGCGCCGCACAATTTCAGAAAGCGCCTTATTTTGATTGACGATAAGCGAGGTTAGCATCGCGGCCTTTTCACCCTGTAGTTCTACTACTTCCGTCGCTGTCTTTTGCGCTTGCTGCGCTTGGAGCATCAGCATAAAATCAACGTTGAACTTGTCTTTTATCCGAGCTTCAATATCCCGCACGGTATCAAGGGTGATAGGAAAGTTTGCGCCGATATTGATCGGCATCATAATTTCATCGGGGCTTTCATAGTAGTTAAAACCTGCCGGTACAACGCTTTCTACGCCGCGCATACTGTCAGGTACGTTCATCGGCGGCTCTGCGGCAAGCTGTGCGAGTTTTAATCGCGCTTCTTCTGCCTTGTTTAAGAGCCGCATATCAGGGATAGCCTTGCGCGCAGGGCTGTCCCCGTATGCACTTGCCGTAATGCGCTCCCAGATAAAAACGCTGTACGGCAATTCGTGGTAGCCTGACTCCTCAAGGATTTTATCCCCGGCCATATCAACGTAATAGCTTGCATACGCCATGTTTTTATCGTCGAGTTTATCGCTGTCGTAATTCTCGCGCGGAAAAACGGCGTGAAGGATTTTTATTTCCTTTTGTTTTCCTTGCACATCTTCATAATCCTTCCGCATTGTCTCGCTGACATTTTCTAAGCCGAAACGCGCAACGATATTTTTTACCGTCATCGAAAAATACCGAAAGACCGTGTCGATGTCCCCGTATTCATTCGTTGCGATATATACTTCCGGCGCAGAAACTGTCATAAAGCGGATGGTCGCCTCTTTTTTCTCATCGATGAGCATTACCCCGTGTCCGAACTGCGCGGAGTTACTGATAAAAGAGGGTGCTTCCGTATAAAGATTGTTGCGGTTAAATTCTTCATACAGCGCTTTTTCTGCATTCTCAAGCCAATCTTTCACCCCCGTATAATCGAGCATCGCCGAATCGCTTAGAGAAAGTTTTAGCCACGTAACATTCGGGCTTATGGTATATCCCATTAAACCCGACACGAGTTTATCAAGGTATTCTGCAGGCCGTCCCGTATGTCGCTTCGGCCGCTTCACCTCATCGCGCACTTCTTCCCAATCGAAGTTCTTGCTTCCGATGTAGGTAGTAACGTCCTGCCATTCCCCCTCGTGTACTTTACGCTTTGTTTTAAGATGTTCAAAAAGCGTTTTAATGTCGCTTAAAAGCTCTTTTTCATCCTTTTTCGCTTCTGCCATAATGACATTCTAAAATGGAGCTTTTGATTTTGTTATATAACTTGATAAGAAAAAGTATTTTTTCAGTTCCGATAATTATCCATTACGCATTATCAATGACTCATTACGCATATGGATCCCATCCGGTGCTTTTCGCTTTTTTACTTGCAAAGTTCCATTGTCCGCTCTGTTTTCGTAATGCCTTCGCAGGGTGCCGCGCATACTCGCTCATAATCGCATAGCGCGTCTCATCGTAGATATGGTCTTCCATCGCAGTATCAATATCTTCCGGGTGCGCTTTACTCGGCAAAAGAAGCGGTATTGTGCGGATAAAATCAAAGCAGGTGTCAAAAACTAAAAGCATCGGCTTATCGTCTTCGCCCTTTGTTTTTAATAGCTGATGAAGCTGCATCTTTCCGTTGATGCGCTCGTTATTTGCTTTTATCATTTTCCAACCGACCGCTTCAAACTTTTCAGCAATGCTTGCTTCCTTGTCCGTCTTACTCCATACGGCGGGGTCTGCGACCATCACCGTAACCCCTTCCGCTACGGAAAGCGCATAAGCTTCTTTTGCCACTTCGCTCGCGCTTTTTTTTACTCCCTTGTTCGCTTCCCCTTTTTCACAACCGTAAAGCTCACGGTACCGTATCATCCGCCCTTCGCTATTGACCGCCCACCACCCGATACTAAAGGGCTTTGCGTACCCCCAGTCCATTGCGCAAAATTTAAACCATTGCCAGCTCTCTAAGGCAAAAGGTTTAATAACGTGTTCTTCGCGTCTGAATTCTTCAAACGCCGCCCCTGCGACAATATCCCAGTTGCCGCACCGTAATGCTTCATAGAGGTACCGCGGTAAAAGGGTTAAGTTCTTTTCATATTCGGGATCGTTTTTCATCAAAATACGGTTATCATCTAAAAGGCTCGGAATAAAACAGCGGGTACGCCCCATCTCATCGGTGTAAATCGTGTTCGGCTTTTTTCCGTCGATAAAGCGCATTTTTATCCAGCTGTGCCCGACGCCGCCGGGGTTTCCGGTCGCTCGCATATAGCATGTAAGCCCCGCCGCACTCCGCAGGCGGCTAATCATGTAAAGGTAACAATAATCGGTTGCATAGTTTCCGAGCTCGTCAAATCCACACCAAGTATACTGATGGCCTTGATAGCTTCCGACGTCCTCGTCACGCTCTAAATAGCGGAGGCGTAAAAAGGAACCGGTCGGAAAGGTAAACACGTTTTCAGTTTTATGATAGTGCGCCCCAAGCGGCGTATAAAGCTCTTTTGCCCTGATAATCAGTTCTTCAAGCTCTTTATACGTCCTCCTGAATAGTATTCCCCGCCACGCGCCGCGCCCTTCATTACAACCGGCTAGAAAGTCCGCAAGCAAGAAATCGCTTTTGCCCCCGCCCGCCGCTCCCCCGTAAAAAAGTTCAAACGCAGGACACGAAAGGGCAAGCTGCTGCTTCGGCTGCGGTTCCCAGAGAATCATCGTGGGTACGCTCTTCTTATTGTTTTGATGAGTCTCCTAAAACACATTTTAAAGTTCTTTATCAAACGCCATAGCTTTCCCCTTTTCAGCTTTTTTTCTTCCTGTAATTCTTTTATATACGGAACTGTAATTTGTATAAAATCCATATCCTTAATCCGCTTCATTAAATGCTCTTTATCAGTCGCGACAGCCTGTTGTAATGCGTCAGCTTTATCTTCTGCCGTTAATGCAAGCGGAATATCTATCGTTATAACCGCTCCAAATTCTTTCATATCACCCCTCTAACCCAATGCAACGGCAATCCCGGAAATTAAAGCCAGTAACCCAATTCCGCATACTATTGCTAGTAGTACAATCTTGAGAATGGTGATAATCCTCTCGGTAATATTTTCAAAATCGTAGTCTGTCATGCTATTTACTCCTCCTTAAAAAAAACACGCAACAATCGTAAGTTCATTCATAACATCGTCGCCGGTAACTTTATCTTTAAAGCAAATATCATCGGCATATCCATCTGTACCCGTATCAAACAAGGTACAAAGAATGTGAATTTCTGCGTCATCGTTGAGGTCTCTCATCGCATCAATAAGCTCTTTTTTCGTTATTGTCATTATTTTTACTCCTTTTCAAATTCACTATTCTTGCCGGTCAGCATCACAACCGGCATCATCGCCTGTATGTCTACTTCCGGCCTGATAATGTTCAGGTACTTACTAAACGCCTCCATTGCTTTTTGGCGGTTCGCAAGTTTTACAACCGTATAACTTCCGGCAGTGTTTACCCGTGTTTCTATCTGCTCCACGCAGAGGGCTAATTCGCCGAGCTTCCTTAAATCATCCACCACAAGCGCCCCGCGTGCGTCGATAATGTCGGCAGGATTATAAAAGCTTAGCTGTTCAAACTGCTTGATCATTCGGTATACCGCTTGCTCATCGTTCTCATCCCGCGCTAAACGCAAGAGTTTTTTTATAGCCTGTTTTACCTTAGCATTTCTTAGCAATTTACCCGCATTGACGGCGGCGGCATTTTCGCTCTGACAATTCTTATACGCTTTTAAATACGCGCGGGTTCCGTTCAAAAAACACTCATCTTCCGTACAGTAAAAAAGCACAAAAAGCCGCTTTTTTCCCGACACTTCCTCGTCCCACGCCGTTTTATCTTCCGTTTTTACGCTTATCTCCTGCTTCTCGGCCTCTGCCATCACTTACTCCTACTCAAATCATCCGCTATCGATACTCATTACGGCGTATTCTGCCGCCTTTAAATGCTTAAGACAGCTGATAAGACACTGATTCCACCGCGCCCCGCCGCCGGTTTTTGCCTGTAAAATCTTTTCAACCTTCAAAAAGACCGGTTCAAACACATAACTTGAACAAAGCGTCCGCGCCGTACACTTCTCATAGCCGAAAAACACCCCTTTTTTGATAAAATTATTTAAAACTCCGACAAATTGACTTATTACAACCTCAAGGGAGTTCCGCTCATCTGCTAATGGAGGTATAAACATACTTAAAAACCGTAAAGAAGTGCGCTCTACCTCACTTTCGCTGTAGAGTTCTCCGCCCGTTTTCTTAAAATGACTGCGAAAAAGCGCTTCTGCCTGCGCTCTTTTCGCTTTATCGAGACCTGATACGGCCTCCTCATCGTGTGAAACGCTTTCCCAAAGGGCAGTAATCCAGCTTACAGGGCTCGATTTTCCTTCGTCGCCCTGTATCTTCTCCTGTTCTTCATTACCTATTCCTTCAAGATGTTGTACATCATTGTAATCACCTTCCGATACCGATTCTTGTACGGCGTTCCCCGATTCTGGATTCTCTTTTTGGGTTTCTTCTTGTTTGCTCCTCTCTTCTTCCGTCTCTTTCTCACTTTCTCGCTCTCTTTCTGTGTCTTTCTCTTCCTCTCTATCTCTTTCTGCCTCTCTCTTTCTTTCTCCGTCTCTATCTCTCTCTTCTTCTCTTATCTTAGGCTGTAACGCGTTACGGCCGTTATGTAACGCGTTACAGTCGTTACATAACGCGTTATGCTCCGTTATGCCTCCCGTTACGGGTGGCATAACGCTTTTTTCTGCCGGTTCGGCGCTGTCAGCATCGGCGGGC